AAAGTCAATTCAAAACTCACAGAAAAGCAAAAGCGTTGTCTTTAATCCCCTGGGGCACAAAGAAAGAGCAGGCCGAGCGCCGAGTGCAACAAAGCATCGAGTCTAAAAGGTCGCAACAGGCCGCTGAGGAGGGCTTGGCTCGCGAGTTGGTGTACAGCTACAAGTGGCAGGCTGAAAAAGCGCCACAGTGGTTTAGGGGTGTGATGGATAAATTGGCTAAAAAATATGGTCAAAAGTACGCGGATGATATAAGGGCGCTAATGACATTGGAGAAAAACAGAAAATGAAAATAACGCTACATAACTCGCAACAGGCGCACCAGGTGGTAACGGACATTTATCAAAAGATGAAGCCCCACTTTATGGGGGGGAAGAAATTTACTTTGGAAGTCACAAGCGAGACTCGCAGCCAGCCTCAAAATGAGATGTACCACGCAATTATTGGCCAGATTGCAAAGCAGGCTGAGCACGCAGGGGCTAAGTGGGATGGTGAAAGCTGGAAACGGTTTTTGATTGACCAGTGGGCAAGCGAGACTGGCAGGCCAGCAGGTAAGGTAGCGCCGAGCTTAGACGGTCAAAGGGTGGTTCAATTGGGTCTACAGTCGCGCAAATTCAATAAGGCAGACGCAAGCGAGTTCACAGAGTGGCTAATTTGCTGGGCAACAGACAAAGGTTTTGAGGTGGGCGAATGAAAACAAAGAAGTGCAAGGTATGCAAAGATACGTTTCAACCAGCCAGACCGCTACAGACATGTTGCAGCCCATCTTGCGCTATGCAACTGGTTAAGGCGGTTAAAGTCAAGAAAGACAAGCAAGAAACAAAATTAAAGCTGGATGCACTGCAAACCAAGCCGCAACTGGTCAAGAAGGCGCAGGCGGCGTTTAATGCGTACATCCGAGCTAGAGATACAGGCAAGCCTTGCATATCGTGTGACAAGCCTCTAGGAGACGCACCAAACACATTTGACGCGGGTCACTACAGGTCGGTCGGCTCGGCTCCGCACATGCGGTTTGTTAAGGACAATGTGCACGGTCAATGCAAGCACTGCAATAACTGGCTCGCAGGCAATCATGTTGAGTATCGCAAGCGACTTTTACAGCGGATTGGTGAGCATCAACTTAACTTACTCGAATCTGACAGCACGCTGAGGAAGTACACCAAAGAAGGTCTGGTTGAGATTGCCAGGCACTACAACGCAGAAGCTAGGCGGCTGAACAAAGAGAGGTTACAATGAAGGCTCTTTCTCCTAGTCGTTTGTAGCGACTTTAGGCCGCTACCGTAGCGGTCTTTTTTTTAGGTAAACACAATGGCAACCATCAAACGAGGCAAAGAAACGTTTAAAGGGTACAACGAGCCAAAGCGCACGCCAAGCCATCCAGAGAAAAGCCATGCGGTGCTGGCAAAGTCTGGCAGCGATGTGAAGCTAATCCGCTTTGGGCAGCAAGGCGTAAGCGGGTCACCTAAGCGGGAAGGTGAGTCAAAAGCGGACGAGGCAAGGCGTGCGTCGTTTAAGGCTAGGCACGCTGAGAATATTGCGAAGGGCAAAATGAGCGCAGCATATTGGGCGGACAAAGTTAAATGGTGATAAGATAGCTTCGCTTGGGCGTAACCTTGTGGGTTGAGTCCGTAAGTGCAAATTTTTACCTCGTGGGTCAAAATGGCAAAACAGCAAATCGAACAAGTCTCCATTGAGGCGCTGATTCCCTACGCACGGAACAGTCGCACGCACTCAGACGCGCAAGTCGCACAGATAGCCGCAAGCATACGCGAGTTCGGCTTCACAAACCCTATATTGATAGACGCAGAAGGCGGAATTATTGCTGGCCACGGACGCACTATGGCGGCTCGCAAGCTGGGGCTGGACGAAGTGCCATGCATACGGCTGACAAACCTTACTGGAGCGCAAAAGAAAGCCTACATCATTGCCGACAACAAGCTGGCTTTGAACGCTGGGTGGGATGATGAATTGTTAAAGATAGAGCTGTCCGACCTTACAGAATTGCATCTTGAGCTAACAGGTTTTACGCAAATTGAAATAAACAGCTTACTTAATTTATACGTTGCAAATAATGAAAAACCTGAAACCAGCTCTACAGAAATTAACCCAGACGACTACAAGTTAGGCCATCAGTGTCCAAAATGTGGGTTTGAATTTGATGAAAAATAAACCAGACTGCGCATGGGATTTAGCAGACCTACAAAATATCCCTAAACACAACTTAAAAGTAATGTCTACCTTTGCTTGCGGTGGCGGGTCAAGCATGGGCTATAAAAGAGCTGGATTTGATGTTATTGCTGCTAATGACATAGACCCAGAAATGGCGTGGCACTACAAGCTAAATATTAACCCTAAATACTACTTTCTTTGCCCTATTGGAGAATTGCTGAATAAAGATTTGCCTGAGGAGCTATATAACCTTGATGTTCTAGATGGTTCGCCTCCATGTTCTACATTTAGCATGGCAGGAAGCCGTGAGAAATCATGGGGAAAAGAAAAGCATTTCAGGGAAGGTCAATCTAAACAAGTATTGTCTGACTTATTTTTTGATTATCTTGACCTTGTAGGCAAGCTAAAGCCAAAAGTTGCTATTGCTGAAAACGTTAAGGGTATGCTAATCGGAAACGCTAAAGGCTATACAAAAATGGTTATGCAAAGGTTTAAAGAGCTTGGTTATAGGCCACAGTTGTTTTTGTTAAACGCGGCTGATTGCGGGGTTCCGCAGCGTAGAGAACGTGTGTTTTTTTGCGCTGTTCGCAATGATATTGATGTGCCGCCGCTAAAGCTAACCCCAACTCATAAATGGATTAGCGCAGGAGAGGCCACTCAAGACTTGCAGGAATTAACTGATGATGAGCTAAAAGAAACCAAAGCAACCGCAACAGACATTCAGTTTTGGCCAGGCACAAAACCTGGCTGCAGTTATTCTAAAGAATGGGAGAGGTTACTAGGTAAACCATCAGGATTTAATATGTATAGATTAAATAAAGAAAAACCATCAGTAACAGTTATTGCTAATGATGTTATTAGGCATTGGGATAAATGCAGGAAGTTAACTTATAGAGAGTGGAAGCGGCTTGGCTCATTCCCAGATGATTATCAGGCTAAATCAAACACAATTGGTAAGTACATGATTGGCATGAGTGTACCTCCTAAGATGACAGAGGCGGTAGCTTGTGCAGTCCGTGACCAGTGGTTAAAAGTAGGCGTATGAAAATACTTCCATGTAAAAGATGGTGTGTTGTGCATGACCACGATGGCTCTCCAATGGAGGGTTGCTTATACATTCACAAAGCCAAGGCAATTAAACGACAGCAAGGCGTGCCAAATCCAGAAAAGTTTAGGGTTGAGATGGTTGCCGTTATGAGCATTGAAATGGCTGATTCACTAATGAAAACTTATGGCTAAGATAGGCAACCAAGGCGATGGTGGAGGCCGCCCAATAGTAGTATTCGATGCCGCACAAGTAGCGCAGGTCGAGGCGCTTGCCGCTGTATTATCTAAAGGGCAAATGGCTGATTACTTCAGCATTAGCGAGACAACTTTGCGCGAGGTAGAGAGCCGCCAGCCCGAGGTTTTTGATGCGTATAAAAGAGGTAAGGCCAAAGCTATCGGTAATGTGGCAAAGAATCTGATTGGGCAAGCGCAGGCAGGCAACATCGCAGCGGCTATCTTTTACTTAAAGACGCAAGCAGGTTGGAAAGAGGACAAAGAGCAAACCGACACACGTCCAACGGTTAACATCAACTACATAACACCAAGTGGCTACAATAAACCCAACTAGACCACAGCACGAATACATTACAGCGACAAAGCGATTCCCCGCGTTTGTAGCTGGGTTTGGTGCAGGTAAGACTGAAGCGGCTGTTTTGCGGTCAATCTTGGGTTTGTTGCGTAACCCTGGATGCAATAGAGGTTTCTACGAGCCTACATATGACTTAATCCGCATGATTGCTTTCCCAAGGTTCGAGGCAACGCTGAACGAACTAGGCATTGCTTACACGTTGATAAAGTCGCCAAGCAACTACATTGACATACACGGGTACGGGTATATCTACTTTCGCTCTATGGACAACCCAAGCCGGATTGTGGGCTACGAGCACGCCGACGCTGATGTCGACGAGCTGGACACGCTAAAGAAAGATGACGCGGCTTACGTGTGGCGGCAAATCCTAGCCCGTAACCGGCAAAAGAAACAAAGCGGTGAGACGAATACAATAGGGGTTACGACTACGCCAGAGGGGTTTAGGTTCGTATATGAGACATGGAAGAAGACGCCAAAGCCTGATTACCAAATAATCCAAGCGCCAACCGAGTCAAACCCACACCTGCCGCCCGATTACATTAGCGGGCTGAGGGAAATCTATCCTGAGCACTTGTTAGCCGCGTACTTAGACGGCAGCTTTGTTAACTTAAACAGTGGCACAGTCTACGCCAGCTATAACCGCACGGCACATAATACAAACGAGGCTATACGCAAAGACGAAAAGGGCGCGGAACCATTGTTTATCGGGTGTGACTTTAACGTAACTAAGCAAGCGGCTACCGTGTATGTACGCAGAGACGGTGGCAGCCAATGGCACGCTGTGGATGAGTTGGTCAACATGTACGATACGCCCGAGATGATACGAATCATTAAAGAGCGTTACGACGGCCACAAGATTTACATATACCCAGACGCAAGCGGGAAGGCTCGCAAGACGGTTAACGCCTCGTTGTCTGATATATCCTTGTTAGAGTCTGCGGGATTCACTGTTAGGGTAAATAGCAAAAACCCAAGCGTTAGGGATAGAATCATGGCTACGAACGCGGCATTAGAGGGTGGCCGGATATTTATTAGCACCAAGGCTTGCCCTACTGTTGCACAAAGTTTAGAGCAGCAGGTTTACAAAAATGGCGAGCCTGACAAGACAAGCGGCAACGACCACCAAAATGATGCAACGACTTACCCGATAGCATTTGAAATGCCCATCATTCGGCCCGTGGCCAACGTCAGCTTTGGCTTTGCTATGTAAAGTGCGTAAAATACGCATAAAGGACACAATATGACAGTAAGCACGCAACACCCTGAGTATGCTAAATACGCACCTGTTTGGACGCGCACACGTGACGCTGTAAAAGGTTCGCGGGCTGTTAAAGAGAAAAAGCACGCCTATTTGCCTGTTCCTGATAACGAATCGGGCGAGGAATCAAAGGGCACGGAGACAATCCGCTACCGTCAATATATCAAGCGGGCGGTATATACCAACTTTACAGGCCGAACAAAAAACGCGCTAATTGGTGCGGCTTTCCGTAAACAACCTGATTTTGTAGTGCCAGATTTAATGGGCTACTTGCTGAACGACGCTACAGGCGACGGCTTGTCATTAGTGCAGTTAGCTAAAGACGAGTTGTCTAACCTGCTAGAAACAGGCCGCACGGCTTTCTTAGTGGACTACCCAAGTGCCGATGAAGGTTTAAGCGCGGAACAAGTAGCAATGCTAAACCTACAGGCCAGCATTATTCCCTATAGCGCAGAGCAGGTAATTAACTGGCGCACTGAGAGCATGAACGGTCGTCGCCTGCTAGTGCAAGTGGTGTTGGCTGAGAACTACAGCGCACAGCGTGACGAGTTTGACCACACAACAAAACCGCAATACCGCGTGTTACGTTTACGTGAGGACGGATACACCACGCAGCTATACCGCGAAGATGAGGCTTACAGCGAGGAAACGTACCCGACAAAGGCTGACGGCTCACGCTGGAGGGAAATTCCATTTCAATTTGTAGGCGCTAAGAACAACGACGCAACGATTGACGAAGCGCCCTTAGCTGACATTGCCGACGTTAACCTGGCGCACTACCGCAACAGCGCCGATTACGAGGAGTCGTGCTTCATTGTTGGCCAGCCAAGCCTATTCATTACGCATAGCCTAAGCATGGAGCAGTGGCAGCAGTACAACCCGCAAGGCATTAAGCTAGGTTCACGCTCCGGTCATGTGCTGGGCGATACAGGTTCAGCCACGTTGCTACAGGCAAACCCTAATCAATTGGTGATGGAGGCCATGAAGTCTAAAGAGCTTGCGATGGTTGCTATTGGTGCGCGAATTATTACTGACCGCACGGGCAACGAGACGGCTGAAGGTGCGCGTATACGCTTTGCCTCTGAGAATTCCGTGTTGGGCGACTTGGTTGGCAACCTGTCCGAAGCGCTAGAGATATGCGTTAATTGGGTAGCTGAGTTTATGGGTGTGCCAGTAAATGACGATGTACGCTTTAAAATCAACAACGAGTTTTACGACAAGTCGGTAGACCCGCAATTGATTATGTCTATGGTCACGCTGCTAGACAGAGATATTATTGGCGAGGCTGACATATTCGACCGCTTAAAGAGCGCAGGTGTTGTAGACCCTATGCGCACGTTAGAGATGGTTAAAGAAGAACGTGGAACAGCCAACCCGCTGATTTAATGTCAAGCAATACAGCCCTAATTGACGCTGCAACGCGCCACCAAGTATTTGTGCAGATGTACGCGGCTGGCCGTGAGCAACAGGCGGCGCAAGCTATTGAATCTCTTATTCAGCAAGTATCAGGCCGCTTATCTGGTAACGAGCTAACAAGCCTTTCACGCG